AATCGGTGCTATTACTTGCTTATTATTTACGGATAAATCAACCAATGCAATAACTCTATGGGTGCTGTACCTGCTCGTTTTATCAGTAAAATCAGGGGCAACAATAACCATAAGCGGATCAGAAATTTTATTATAAATTTGCTTAACAGCATTGAAGCCTAAATTATGATAATTAGTATTTTTATTGTACCGCCCCTCATTTTTCGCCCTCGCTTCTGATACAGCAACAGAATATATATGTTTTTTCGTCATCGCAACAGGCAGCGAATTAAATCCAATATCCTGTAACACCTTTGGGGTTCTGCCCATAATAACAACATCATCTGAATTGTATGTGTTATTCTCTATTTGGTCAACTTTCTCCTCAAAATCATTTTGCATTATATTTTCATCCGCCGAATACCCTGCATCACCGCTATTAGCAAATACAACATCTTTCCTGTCAATGTCCGGACGGATGTTTTTTCTTTGCTCTGCATTGTAATCTCTTCTGGCAGAAACATCTCTTGCTTCTCTTTCTCCGGCAGTGTTGTAATACATTGCCATTGCTTCTTCATCGCTGTATCCGAGATTTTTCCAGTATTCCAAATTACTTCCGTTCGCAAAATTTTCTATTCCCTGTATTGCGTGCTGAATTTCGTGAATAATCGCTTCTTTCTGCTCATCAATCGTATGCATCGGATTTAACATTATCACATTACCGTTTGAACTGTATACACCTCGATTAACCGAAGAAATCTCGTAATAAACATCTACATTCTTTAGTTGCGGATACGCTTCAAAAAGTTTTGGATGATTTATTACATCACTCAATTTCACTCCTTTTCTGTACTCAATCATTTTTTCGTCAAGATTGTAGTATTCATTTTCCTCTGCTTTTGTAGCTGTATCATTTACAATCTTTTCTTCAAGCTCTGCACTTTTAACTTTCATTTTCGCAAGTTCAATTGCGGCAGCTCTGTTCTTTTCGATATCTGTTTTAAACTCTAATTCGCTGTTATCTATCTCAAATCGCCACTTGCCGTCATATCCCTTAAACCAACCCGTTTCCTTACGGATTTTCTCGGAATCTGTACCGTCCTTTTCAAGCTCCATAGCTTTCTTAAGTGCACTCTTGTCCGCAGTTTCTGCTTTCAATCCTCCCATGCTGTATTTGATATCATTGCTACTTTCGTCATTTTTCGTATTGACATTATTTTTACTTTGAGATATACTGTTAGTGACGAAGTTGGGGTTTATGTGCGAGCTCCTCTTGCCTTTGGCATTTGAGAGCACGTCGCCGTACCCAACTTCGTTTATTTTATTTATATCGTAAAGTATATTTCGCCCATCTTTAGACTTTGCAATATTTAATGTTACCGAGTATATTTTACCATACTTATCCATTACAAAAGCATTTCTAAATTCCCATCCGTTTTCATCTAACCATTGATGTGAATGTTCTGCATTTTCATTTTCCTTTTCTGAAATATTTATTACTTCATCAGAATGAACGATTACTAACTTACTGTTTCTGTCTGACTTTCTTGATAATTTATCAATAACTTTATGACTGTTGTTAGCACCATTTTTGGTTACTCGTTCATTTGGCTTTGCAAATTCTATAATTTCTTCTTTACCGTTCTCGTCAAATGTTAAAAACTTTTTTCCTATAAGATGTTTTGAAATAAAATTTCTAAAAGTTTTACCCCAATTGCGTGGTGGAATCCCTTTAAATATGTTTGTATCAAGAACAACCACCTTATCATATATTTCACCTGAAACCTTATTTTTTACATTTTCTTTAATTGAATACTTAACATCTCCACTCTCAACACCCTTACCGGTGTTATTTTTTTGCTCATTTGTAATTACTTCTTCACTTTTTGCCTTAATGTTATCCGCTGCATTGCTAAACATTTCTGCAAGTTTGTCAAGCGCCTTTACATCATTTACAAATGCTTGAGCTGCTTCGTTTGTTGTATGAGTAATGATAAACTCTTTAATTTTGCTCGCAAGATTTTTTATTGCATTTGCAAGTTTTTGAAGAACCCCCTCATCTGCCTTTGCAACCTGCAAAGCCTTATGCATTGCACTTTCATCTCCGGCAATAGCCATAATGGAGTTGCAGACAATTTCTTCTATGCAATCCTCGTTTGTGGTCAATCTGTCACCGTAATTAATCTTAACATTATCAGCCATTTTCATTACATCGTGACCGCTCGCATACAGATAGTCCACAACAAAGTTTCTTATAAGCCTGTAATCTTTCGGACTTTCCCTGCGAAACGAATGCATGCTTTCGTGCATTGCAACAGGTAAAATATAATTGCCGTCAAGGCTTGCTCTTATGTATATTTTACCGTTCCTAAAATCAATTCTTCCGTTTTCGTCCATATCGGCAGTGAGTATAATCTCCTTGCCTGTCATTTCACTTAATTTTTCAAGTGCAAGTCTTGTACCCTCATCAAGGTTTACCGTTTCCTCGGCACTCTTCTCAACATACACATTAGCCTTTACATTTGAACTTCTGTCTATTCTCGCAAGTTTTTCTTCATTGTTGAAGAATAAATCAGAATCTTTATTGCCCGCCTCAACCGCAAGCATTGCTCTCTGCGGACCGATTGCGTCAATATATTTCCCGTAATATTTCATTGCGGCTACTCTGTTATAATGGGCTCCCATTTTTCCCGCTTCGTATAACTGTGTAAATGTATCTATATAATTATTAATATCGCTTTCTTTGCCTTTAAAATTAACATAATCGCCGTATTCCTGCACAAGCGTGCCCGCACCGTTTGTATCAAAGTTTTTCGCAGCATTCATAAGACTTTGATATTCCGGAAGATTAAAAGTCAAACTGTCTGCATTATATACCCTGCCGTCATCAGCAATAACACGCACCTTATTATCCGCTTCTCCGTAATATCTCGCACTGCTTTCAAATCCTACAATAACAACACTCTTGCCTTTATTGTCTGTTGCCGTAATGCCGTTTTTATGACTGTTGCCAAAGTTATATTTTATATGTTCTGTAATCTCTTCCTTGCTTACAGTGTTGATATTCTCTTCATTTGCGGTAACTCCGTCATTTTTTACATCAGTGTTCTCACTAATCGTATTTTTTAAACTTTCAGCACCGATAAGCTTCATAAGGTTGCCAACATCAACGCTGTTTACCTTGTAGTTCTTGTTGCCGCTCATTTTCTTTTCAATTGATTTTGCAATACTGACAGCCTTTTCACTACCGCTGTTTTTTGCTTGTTCCAAAAGCAGATTAATGTCAAAGTTCTCATCTGACATAACCTCTTTGCCAATCTCTTCCGCACTCTTTTTCATATCAATATTGGTGTTTATTTTGCCTTTGGCATAACTTATGCCGCTTACCGAACCGCCAAGCACACCGCCACTTACCGCACCGCCTGCTGCATCAAGTAACACCTGTTTTCCAAAATTCTCTGCACATTTTGCTGTTGCTTCCTCTTTTGTGTAACCCTCATCAATGTACCCCTGGTATTCAAGTGCTATAGATGACATATTACCGTTAATAATACAGTCTGTCATAGTATTTGTAATAGTGGTTAATCCCTCCTCGCTTGCTTCCGTAAACATCTGCTTTCCTGCATTTTTTAAAACACTTTTCAAGCTGTCGGGACTTACCGCTTCAAATGCTTTTAAATTTTCAATACTGAATTTTTCGAAAAATGCTTCTGCAATACCTGCCGCAACACCGGTCATAAGTGCATTAGAGGCTTTACCTGTATTTTCATATGCGTCTTTTGCCGCTGCTGTTCCTGCCTCTGTCGAAAGCAAAACCATTTGCAGACCTGTACCGACACCGGGTACAAGATTGAGCGGTAAGGTTGCAGCAAAGTCAGCAAGGCTCATACCTGTTTGATATAAAAATGACGCAACCTTGCCGGCAGTTTCATTCCCGATATCCGCACCTATTTTGTCAGATACCGTGCTTCTTACAGTATTAACCCTTGCCGCTGCGGTATCATATGTATTAATCCATTGATACTCTCCTGTAACATTTTCCGCAATACCCGCACCAATATACTTAAAAGCGTCACCTACAGAGCCAACGGCATTATCAAGTACACTCCACGCACTCGCACCTACAGGATTGTTCATTGCGTCCTGTTGAATTTTCTGCAAGTTTTCAATAGATGCCTGCTCCTGCATAGCTCTGTCATAATAAGTGTATAATGCTTTCGGATCATATCCCTCGTTTGCAAGATTGTTAAAGTTCTCAACAATTCTTTGTTCCTGCTCAGGAGTGTATTTATTTCCGCTTTTTAAATCAATTCTCACAGCCTCATCATTATCAGACTTTCTCTGTTCAGAGTTTTTCTGATAAGCATAATACTGCTGTACAATACTCCTTACCCTTGCGTCACTTTCAAGAATATCCTTAGTCTTTTCTTCATACTCTTTTTTTCTTAATTTACTTTCGTATTTGCTTATTTCATTTAGTTTAGAAATAATACCGTCATCAATTTTTCTATCGCTTTTTGATGCAGTAGTGCCATTACTCTCGTTTTCCTTATATATATGATATAAATAAGCATGTTCAGCTTTTGCTTTTTCGATCTCTTTCTTGTAATCCTCACTTGTTGCAAACTCGTCCGCATGACTTTCAAGCCATTGTCTTTCTTCTTCACTTACATAAGGCGCATGCTTCATATATCCTTCATATGTCTTTGGAGTGTCTTTATATTTTTCCTCGTAATACTTTTCTTTTCCTTTGCTTTCGGCAATTCTTTCGGAATCTTGAGCTTCATTCATTCGTTTTTCAATTTTATCGTCACTGTTTTGTAGGTCTGATTGTTTTTGTTGAGCATATTTGCTTGCACTTACATATTGGTAATATACAGACTCATTTTTTACTTTTTCACCCAAAATTTTATAATAATTATAATCCGCCTTTGCCTTATCAGCCTCCTTTTTGTAGTCCTCGGCTGTTGCATACTGTTCGGCTTGCTTTTCAAGCCATTCCCTTTCGTCACTGCTTACATACTGAGCGTGCTTCATATACCCCTCATAAGTTTTTGGAGTATCCTTATACTTCTGTGTATAATATTCGTTTCGTTCCGACTGCTTGTTTATGCTTTTAATTTGATTTTCAACAATATTGTTACGAACAGTAAACAGTTTCTCTGCACCGGGTAAATATGCAGGTGCATTCTTTTCAAGAGTGTAATGTTTTACTCCGTTGGAATCTTTCGTTCCATTTGGCACAATACTTAAATTACTGTCTTCGTTCTGTACATGATTAAGATTTGTACTGAAAAAATTATTTCTCTGCTTCGCAGGACTTTGATATTTACCTGTCACTATATCTCTAAGCTTTTGATTAAGTCTTTCACTCTCTGTCTTATCAATATTACTAATCATTTTTTCCTCCTATATGTTAATTCCCAATTTGGCAGCAATATACGCTACATCATCTTTAGATATATGGCCCTTATCAAAACCAATCTCAAGCTGCTTTTTCGTGAACGCCTCGTTTGCATACGATACATTTCCGTTTTTATCTTCTTTCTTCAAATAAGCATTAATAAAACTTTCTGCAATACCGTTATTGTACTTTTCATCATCTGATGTAACGCCAATCTTATTGTATAAATAATCTCTTTCGTCACTGTTAATTCTTCCTGCCTCAAGTGCTCCGTCAATGTACGCCTTAGAGTATGTCACATAGTTGTTAATGCCTTTCTCATCATATTTGTCCCCGTCTTCCTTAAAGTCCTTCTTCGTAACACCCATAGCTGCAAATACAGCCTCCGCATTTCTTGTTTTTCCTTTATCTTTGCTTTTCTTCTGCATATCTTTTACCCTTTTAACCCAGTTGTTATATGCGTCCTCGGATTTTGCATATTCTATTTTCCTGTTATTTTCAGCTTCCGCCTGTGCAATCTGGGCCTTACTGTCAGCACTTTGTGTGTTGTAAATGTATCTGCTGTTTTCAGCGTTTCTCTCGTCCTCAATTCTGTTCTGTTCAGCATTCAGCTTAGTTTCATATATATTGTTGTTAAGCTCGTTAAGCTGTAAGTTGCTCTGTCTGTCTGCAACATATCTGTTATATAAAGTATTAAGCTGATTTTTGTAGTCTTGTGTCAAATCTCTGTTTCTGCTGTAATTCGTGCTGTCAAGCTGAGAATATATATTGCCTGCATTAGCAAGCCTGTTCTGTTCAGCGTTGTAGTCAAGCTGCACCATCTGCTTGTAAGTCGGCACTGCGTCGCTCACATTCTCCATCTGCTTATTGGCAACCTCACCCGCCACTATATCCGCATAGCTCGGTTCATACCCGTTCGCAAGCTGTGCGGCTGTTTGTCTGCTTAACTGTGCGCCCGTCTGCGTGTTGTCTTTGTACTGTTCAACATATTTTTGGTAGTCCTTGTCATTGCTCGTATTATAGTCAAATCCTCTGTTGCTAAGCCAGCTGTTAATAGCTGTATCAATCTTATCACCGTAAGAACCACTGTATGTTCCGCTTTCCGTCGCCGCCTTTGCTGCATTGTCCTCAGCCACATCCAAATACTTCATATCTTTTCCCATATGTTATTCTCCCAATCATTCTGCAATTTACTGTTCAAATAATTATAATAAGCGTCATTCTGCCTTTTTGAACTGTCAATACTCGCCTGCGTATCAGCAGAAACATTATTGTGCTCATACTGCTGCTCTGCAAGGTTTCGTATATTACTCAAATTGCTTGCCGCTGCCGACATCTGAGCCTGCCACCTCGCAAGCTCATTTTGGAAGTTACTCATATCAAGGCCCTTGCTTGTGCTGTACTTATTTTCGTAATAGGTCATAAAATCGTAGTCATCCTGCACCTTATCCCTGTATCTTTGATACTGTGCATTATCAAAGCCTTGCAATGTACTTATCTTATTAAGCGTATCCTCCTGCTGACTGCTCCAATTTTGATATGCACTGTTCTTAAGACTTGGTATTTTGTTTTGCAGCTCGTCCATAAAGTTGTTGTATTCTTTCTGCCCTGCCGCCTGAGCATATGAGTTTGTGTAGCCGCCTGTGTTTGCAGAGTAAGCCCCTTGCACATTCTCCTGCTGTACTTTTCCCTCACGCTTGTATTTGTCGTTATACTGCTGATACTCAGAGCTGTCATCTGCGTTAAACTTAAATTCATTGTTCATATACTTGTCCGCAAGACTATTCAAAGTATCACTGTAGCTGCTCTTATATCCGCCGTCTATTCTGTTTTTGTACGAATTAGCATAATTATCCGCTTGCGCTCTTGCCTGCTTTGTAGGCGTGCTTTCCGCAAATGTGGGCGCATTGTTTGCAACATTGTTGTATGCTCTTGTAGCGTCATTCACGCTGTTTGCGTCATAAATGTTATATGCCACTCTCATCGTCCCCTTTCGTGCTTATATTCTTCAAAAAGTCCTCGCTCATATTATCCGTATCAAGACTGTAAAGCACTCCCGTAAGCGCCTCGTAAAGGTCTGCAATGTAATTCCTCAGCACACCCGGATCATTGCTCGCAGGCGGAGGGTCAATTCTAAGTACTGCCATTATCTCACCGCACTTCCTTTCTGATATGTAATGTTAATGCCGTATATCTCACAATACCCCACACCTTCGATTTTAAGTCTTAAAAATTCAGCTCTCCTAAGCGGCACAGGTATCACCCTCGGCTTTTTCTCATCGTAATATATCCTATACAGCTCGCTCCATTCGCCGCTTTCGCTAAACCTCGCAAGCACTCTTACCTTCGTGTCCTTTTCAGGCTTAATCCCTATTGCAACCTTGCTTATAAACTTCGTGTCAAAGTCGCTGTCATACATATCTCCGGTTTCGCAGAACCACTCAAAACTGTTTTCAATTTCAAGTTTCTGCTTAGTCAAATATGTCTGCAACAGTGTTACATCTCTTGCATCAATACTGTTGTCATCATTAACATCAGCTGCTTCAATCTGACTTTGATTTAGTTCTTTCTCAGCTGCTATATAATCTTTAAGTAACTGCAAATCATCAGCAGTTACCACACCGTCATCATCAATATCGCCGTATATTCTGCCTGTACCGTCTTCAAACTCTTTTCCGCACTTTTTTGTATCGTAATACATAATGTTGTCAAGCAAGCTGTTTTCGCTCTCAACACACACAATATAGTTATTCTCATCATTCACATAGTACATCGTATCATTATATGTCGCTGTACAAAGCATTCTCGTATCGTCTTCCTTGTGCCATAAACCTTTCTGCACATCAAAGCAAAACATCTCGTTTCCACCCTTAATGTTTTCAAGACTTACATAGTATTTGCTCTTGTGCTTTCCTGCCACAGCGTTTCTGTACTTTTCGTTTCCAAACGCACTTTCCGAAATCAACACAGCCGTACCGCCTGAGTATTGCGCAATTCCGTTTTTCGCTTTATACAGCAGATAATCTCCCATATTCACTACGCTTTGCCTGCTGCCTTTCTCAACTCCGCTAACCCTGTATGTTGTAAGAGTAAAATTAGATGGCTTTGTGCCATATATTTTCAGTGCGTAATTCTCCTTAAAGAAAATAACAGAACTGTTCATCTTTGCAATTCCTGTAAATTCACCCTCAACCCCCACAGTCAGCGCAAAGCTGTCCGTTGCTATGCCGTCACTGTACGCATACCAGTTTTCACAGTCACCGAGCTTGCAGGCATATATCTCATTACTCTTACTTGAACATCCCCACAGTCTGTTGTCAATTTCCATTATCATGCCGGTTTCCAAATCAGGCATAATTCTCTCAACATTAATTATTCCGCAGTATGGTACACTTGAATCAATACTTGCCTTAATCACAATATAATCGTTAGCCACATCATACAATTTAAAAAATTTGTTATTCAGCGTATCAACATAGCTTGTACCAATGTCCCATTCTGCTTCGCCTACATTGTGCTCTATACCGGATATTTTCACAAAATCGCCGACTTTAAGTCCTGCCCCGATTTTATCAGCACTTATTTTCAAGTAATAGCTTGCAATTTCTGTAAAATGTTTCAACTTGTTATTATAATACTGCGTATTTGTTTCTTCACTTGTGCACATCCATAATTTACTCGGCACACTTTTACATTCCTCAATCGTATCGCCTACTTCAATTTTGCTTATAAACTCTGCATAGTTTGCTCCGCCTTCCTTTCCTTTTTGCTCACTGCTGTCCGCAAAATTAATGTAAGCCGCAATCGACATCACCTTTTTTCTTGGCTTAACGCTTGTGTTAAGCGCAATTTTGTCAATCGAACAATAAAAGCCGTAATACTCGCTGTCCTGCGCAGCCTTGCATTGTATTCCATTATTATGCACTTCAATATCCGTTACAGCGCCGCTGCTAAGGTTTACATACTTTTTATCAGGAAAAATCAATACATTGTTGCCGTATTGGACAAGTTGATGTTCTATTTTTGTATCATACTCATATCCCTTAATCTCAATAAGTCTGCCGTTGTTGCACAAATAGCCTCTGCTGTCAAGGTAAATAAGTCCGTCATTAGCGCATATCACATTACTTACAATCCTTGCACTTTCTCTCGCAGTAACTCTTGCCCTGTTCTTCCTCGGCGAAAGAATCGGAAAATTGTCACCGCTCATATTCTTCATATCCTTAAATTCCGTATACAAAGTAGTGCTTGATGTAGACACTCTCGAAAATCCTGTATTGCTTGTCCTGTTTAAACCTTTAAATACAGTTATCTCACTTGTCGCTCTCCTTACATTGTTAAGCTCCGGCAACATTCCTTTCACCCCTTACATATAATATCTGTTATACCTTGTCTGCCTGTGCGTTCTGTACCAATAGCTTGTAAAGTCATTTAGTAGGTCTTTATACACTATACTGTCATTCACATATCTTTCGCTGTCCTCGTACTGTAAATCAATCATACTTGCACAAAACGCCTCGTATATTCCGTCATAAGGCGCAGGCACAAGCAGCTCTTTTCCTCTGTCCGTCTGCAAATCATACTTTCCATACTCTCTTGCAATCTCATTTCCGCCCTCTCTGTTTGCTGCAACATTCAAAACAATGTACATCTCAACCTTATTTATATCTGCAATAATCTGCTCATCACTCACCGCATAATCTCTCTTGAGCCTTTTCACATTGTCAATTACCTGTTCAATAGTCATCAATATCACCCCATACGCAAAACGGACGATAGCCACCGCCACCGTCCGTTTTACTATTATTAGAGATTTCCAAATGGAACTTGTTGTTAAATTCTTTCCTCGGCAATAGCGTCCTCTGCTTCCTTTGCTCTTTTGCTCTGAATGCCGAGTGCAATCGCCTGCTGTTCTTTAGCGTTGTCGATAATTTCCTTTGCCTTTTTTGGAATAGTCACCGTCTGACCCTTTGGAATAATCGACTGCACGCCGTTAATGTTAAGCTCAAGGTTCTTGTTGCTCTTTAGTGAGCCCATATCAATATGTGCCTCAACTATCTCCTCTGCCTCTTCATTTGCCTTTTTCACAAGCTGTAAAAGTCTTTTTTCCTCGGTTTTTTCCCTGTCATCGGCTTCAAGTTTTTCAGCGTCCCTCTGTGTCTGCTTAGTAAGCAGAGCAATCGTTGCTTTCATTTCTTCCTGTTGTGCAAGAATACTGTCAAGCTGTGACTTGTCAATCTCAATCTTCTCACCCTCGGCAGTAACCTTTTCCGCTGCTTTAGTTGCCATCACTCTCACTCCTTACGCTGTAATTTTTGTTGTGCTGAGCTTGCTCGCACTCTCAATTCTCACCATGCAGGTCTGTGCAATAATGCCAATGCCATGTGTGCACTTCCAACCCTGCGTAGCTCGCTGGTCGAGCGGGTCAGTAGCACCGCCTGAGCCGAGCGGCTTAATAATGGTCTTCATACCCTCGCCCTCAATCTCAAGCACCTCGTACGCCTCTTTACCGAGCAAGAGTGTGCTGTAAACATCAATGCCCTCAGCACCTGCTTTCTTGAACACACAAGACATATTCGACTTCACAAAACGAATGTTGCCAATCATACCGATTTCGCCTTTAAAAATTCTCTCAGTTGCCGAGTATTTTGTAACCTCGATAAAGTCTTTAGAACGCATAAGGTCATACTTTACATTCGGGTGAATAATCGCTACAAAACTGTCGCCAATCGGCTCGGCATTCTGCATTTCAAGGTAGTTTAATCCTCTGTAAAGCACATCAACCGTAAGGGTAGACAGCTTAGTAATACCCTTTCGTGTGGTTACCTCGGTTTCTGTACCGTCACTTGCAACCGCAGGTGCGTAAATAACCGATGTACCTGTGTTAAGTGCCGCTGCGTCAATCTCCTCGAGTGTTCTGCCGCTCTGACTTGCAAGCTCTTCTGCGTCATGCACAAGAATATCATCACGGCTTGCAAACTGTGCAAAATCGGTCACAGGAGTGTACGCACCGTACTGGTTTACCGGAATTTCAATGTAATAGAAATTCATCTGATTACCCGGAGGTGTAACACCCTCGGTAAGCGGTGTAGTTGCAGTCGGGTACGGTGTAAGACCTCTGATGTTTACAATACCGCCGTTATGTTTTGGGAATGTTTCCCTCTTGCCAAACTGAGCGTGCACCAGCTTTTCCTGATGGTTTTTCAGAAACACTCTGTTGTAAAACACCGCCTTTTCGGGTGTAAAATCATTGCCGCTTGTTTCCTCAGTGTTACCGTATGCGTTCACCACATAGCCGTTTGAGCGGTTCACACCACCTGCGTCTACCGTAACATCAAAGAGATTTAATTTAATTTCAATAAACTTTTTCATATCCGTTCCTTTCCCGAAACGGCGTCTTATCTCGGAATATGTGCCGTTCCGTTCTTAATGTTCTCTACGAGCGTATCAAATTCACTGTCGCTCATATCTTTTACACTCTTCGCCACAGCTCTTGAACTTCTCTGATTAACATTCTCGCTTATTCTGTTAGCATTAGCCTGCATATGCTTAGTAGCAGCACTCATCGCAGCTTTAGCTGTTCTGTTCACCATTTGCTGCCTCAGTTCATCAGCGTGCGCCATCTCATATGCGAATGTTGTGTCAAACACTTCATCATTTTTGCCTGTGGACTTATTTTTCTCCGTATTTCTCTTAGCAATAAAATCAAGCGCAGCCGTAAATGCAGGATTATTCATCTCTTCCTGCAAATTAAAATCAGGGTAAGTTTCTCTTGTTTTCAGCGCCATGTTTTGCAGTCTTGTATCAAGCTCTGCCATCGCCTTTTCCTGTCTTAATCTGTTAAGCTCTTCCTTGGTTTCATTTACTTCTTTGTCGCTGAAATACTTATCCTGCAGTTCTTCGGCAGTCATACCGCTGCCAAGTGCTTTTTCGCTAAAGTAGCTCGAATCACCCTTTACAGCCTCAAGTAAAGCATTAGTATCGTTGCTGTCAATATTATATTTGTTCGCAATAATACTCAAAATCTCATTGTCGGTACTTACTTGATTTTTAAGCGTGTCAATCTGATTTTTCGCTTTAGAAAATCTCTCAGAAAATGAAGTGTTCATCTTCTTGCCAAACTGGTCTTTGTACTTGCCTTTAATCAGACTTTCAAATTCCTCGTCAAGATTTTCCGCCTGCTGTCTTTCTGTACTTTCAGCCGCAGGTTCTTCCCCTTCCTTGTAGCCGTAAGCATTCTGATAGCTCTCAAGCAAATCATCACTAAGCCCGAGCCTCTGCGCTTTAGCTTTGGTTTCCTGCTTTATTTCAGTTTCCTGTGTGCCTGTGGTAGCACCGCTGCCATTACCTGCCCCTTCTCCGTTTCCGTCTGCTGTTCCTGCACCTTCACCGTCAAAAAGGTTAATAATGACCTTCGTATATTTTTCCATAAGTTTCTCCATTCTCTCGTCTTTCCGAGGTGTCCTACCGTCTTTCCGGCGTGCCGGGCGATAAGCTCCACTCACTCTCACCATTATATTTTAATTATAATATTTCGCTGTTTTTAAAAACAACCCCACCGTTTTTAATTTCAATCTCGTCACGATAGTTTTCCTTAAACATCTCAAGGCCTGTCATAATCGCCTCAATCTTCTGTCTTAACTTAAGCTCAAATACCATTCTTTCGCATACGCATTTAATTTTCACATCGCCGTACTCGTATACAATCTCAGGTTCTTCAAGTCTTGCCTCTGTGTCTTTAACAATCTGTACAAGCGTGCTCACAAGTGCACTTACACTCACGCACACATCGTGCGTACAGTGACCCTTGCATTCAAATTCAAAAATTGCTGTGCTCGGCTGCTCAAAATCAAACTCTATCTGCGTCTTTATCTCTGTCATACCGCTGCACCTCCATTCATAACCGCATTATTCCGAGCCTGCATAGGATTTTGATTTACTGCCTCTTTGTTTGCAAGCATTTCACTCATCATCTGATTTTTGTTGTATAGCTCCTGAACCGTCAGCTCAAGGGTCTGATTTTTCTTTATCATTTCCTCTACTTTTGTCTTCCCCTCAAAGCTCATACCCTCAAGGGCAATCAGCGCAGAATCTGCATTCTGCGGATTAAAAAATCCGAGCTTGTAAAGGTTCATCATCATTTCATTGCTTGCAGCCGTTGCAAACGGGCTCGCTTTCTGCGCTTTTACTTTAATGTCAAAAATCGGCATACGGTCAAATATCTGTCCGCTTTCATCTGTCTGCTGTTTCATAAGCTGCGAGTTGTCAAAATCAATGTACTCTGTCTTGTTGTCCTCTCCCGTAATTCTGTAAAATCTCGGTAGAGTGTAAAACTGCCTCATCAATTCAATAATGCAGCTGCAAATTTCTGTAAATATATGATAACCGCTCTTATTAATATCCCTGCTTATCTTTCCGCCTGCCTCTTGCAGTGCAGCAATAGCAGAACCGGATGTAACTCCTGCCGCACCTGCGCCGTTGCTTGCGTCATTTGTACCCGTAGTTTCCTTGATTTCGTTAATAAGCGCATTATACATATTGAGCGCACCTGCCGCAATGTCTTTGGTTTCAAACGGCTTTGTTGCGTTCTCAACACTCTGCGCCTCAATAAAATCCTTGCTCAAATCATTAAGGTCAGCAATATTAAGTCCTGCATTTGAATTAATAATGCTCCTCGTCTGAGAATTTACCTTTATGTTCTTTAGAATATCCCTTTTAAGCTCGTCAAGATTGCTCTGACAGCTCCTGCAAATGTCAACAAACGAAAATCCTGCCGGAGTATCCCTCAGCTTAAACAAAGGATCAAGGAAAAACGGATAAAGCCCATGGTTATACAGTCCATTCGGGTACTTTTCAGGCTCGTTCTCCGTAGCCTCAAGTACCTTTTCCCCGCAAAACTTCACAAAGTGCAGTACGCCGTTTTTCTTGTAGTACCAATCTATAACCGCTGCTTTACCGTTTTCCTTATTGCTGTTGTCATAAGTTCTGTAATTCTCAAGTCCCATTGTACTTGAGCTTACATCTTCAAGCTGTGGATACATCTCCTTGACTTCCTCAAGGTCATAAAGCCGCACATAAAACACATTTCTGCTGTCCTGTATATCCTCAATAAACGGCTCCCAAAAAAGGCTCAGAATATCCGCCTTGCATATTTCAACATCGCCAACGCCATTATCTTTTTTTCCGTTCCATACTACCGCATACGCACCTGTACCGCCAACAAGTTTATCAGTATTCACCTCACTGTAAACTTGCAAAAATCCGTTGCGCTCAAGTACACACGGCATTACACTGTTCAGCATTTTTGCAGTTTCCTCATCATCTCTCGCTCTCGGCAAGAAAACAGGCTCGGGAAAATTGTCCATCAGGTCTGCATGTTTGTTCATAATCACATTAAGCGTCTGACCTCCCATGCGTTTCGGAATCAGTTCATTTCTTATACTGCCGTCCTCACTTTTGTACTTCTTCGGTTTATCGTTATCTGTGTAAAGCAAATTGTATGTATCAAAATTGTTCTTGTACCGCACATCGTAGCTCTTTTTGCTCGCTATGTAGTCATTAAGCACACTTCTCGCCTTTGCAATCTCTTCGCTTCCAATCGCCTTTGCACTGCCCTGAGCCGCTGCTTCATCGGTTTCATCGTCTGCACTGCCATTTGCCACTGCATTAATGTCACTACTTTTTACTACCGCATTAAAACTTTTCTTTGGGTGCACACCCTCCGCCTCAGCCGAGTATGTGCGTATCGGCATAATAACGCCGTTCTCATCTCTCTTTACTTCCATTTTCTCCTCCTTATTTCCTAAAAAATATTACTTCTGTCAAGCGGATCAAACTCCGGCACCTGCTCAAGTGCGTTCCTGCGTGGATTAATTACATTCATCATCATGGCGTACCTTGCCTCGTCATATTGGTGGTCCTCTCCGTCCGTATCAATATCCTCAACATACCTCTCAGAGTACACAAGGTTCGGTATAGTGCGTATAAACTCCCTGCAGCTCTTGAAAATGTAGTACATCGCAACGCCGTCATTATCAAAAGCAAGGCGGTAGTGGAATTGCATAAGTCCTGCTATACGCTCATTGTCCCCACGCTCCCAGTAAACGCCGTATTTAGCCATACTTGCCGCAATGCTTGCACCGCTGCCGTTGTCCGCAAATATTGCAGGGTCAGCAACACCCATTATTTTCCTGCCCTTAAGATTTTCATCGTTCTGCTCAATCTCTCTTATCTCCTGCGCCAGCTTGTCAAAATTCTTTTTAAGTCCTGTATTCGGGCTGTTTTTCGCACAGCCGTAGTATTCTCGTATGCGGTAATACCGACCGTCATTGTCCACAGCGTGCCACCCGACCGAAAAGGGCCTTGTATATCCCCAGTCAAAACTGCGTATAATCTTCCAGCCCCAGGGAATTTTAAAGTCATTAATCACATGAGTAAATCGTCTGTCATTGTAATGCTGCGGATCGTCCGTAAACTCAGTAAATACCTGCCCTTCAAAGCTATCCCAACTTCCGTATAGCAAGGCATTTCTCTCTGCCTCAGGTCTGTCTGCAAGCCTCTTAAGATACATCGGGTCATTTTCAAGCAATTTCTTATTATCAAACACACTTGACGGCACGAATACCTTTGACTGCCAGTAGCTTTTTAGCGTGCCATCGGGCTGCTTTACCGCAAGCTTTTTCCAAATTGTCGAAAAAGGTTTGCCGGCAGTAACAAATTCTTTCTTAACCCAACCGTGCCCCACACCTCCGGGGTTGCCCGTTGCTCTTACATACACCCTCGTCCCGGGGCCGCTTGCTCTGTTTCGTGACTTCAAATAGCTGTACTCCTCAAAAGTAAATTGTGTCAGCTCATCAAATCCTATAAAATCATACTGCAATCCCTGATATTTAAACTTATCCTGCGTGCGGAAAAGCGAACCAAACTGCACTTTTGCGCCGCTCGGAAATGTAAATGTGTGCTTCGTATCGTTAAACTTCACATCTTCACAAAGCTGTGTGTAATAATATCTTGCACGCTCAATCAACTGCTCAAGTTCGGGCACTGTCTTTCTCAAAATAAGTCCTCTGTAATTGCCCACATTCACCTGCCGCACTGCCTCAATCACAAGATAGTCCGATTTTCCACCTCCTGCCGCACCTCCGTAAAAGCCCTCGTCCTCGCCTCGGCTCAGCATAAGCCGCTGCTTAGGCTGCGGCGTCCAAATTTTGTTTTTAATCATTCAAAATATCCTCCTCGGGTGGAGTGAGCAGCTGCATTTCGGGCAGCTCAATAATATTGATTTCCTTGTTGCTCTCCTCTTGCTCCGTACCTGCAAGCACCTGCTTAATGTTAAGCAAACTCTTCGATATTTCCGCTATACTTTTTGTGTCCACAAGCCCCTTGTAGATTTCTATATCCGTTTCCCTTGCGGTTTCCTCAATTTCTTCTGCCTGCCCTTTATCGTTAATGCCCTCTGTCTTTGTCTTTTTCGTTCTCACAGTAACTTTTTCGCACTTGTCAACTTCGTCAATAGCTCTGTTAATCTTTGCAATCAGCTTGCTTGCAGCAGAACATACACGCTCAATGTCGCTTACGGTCTTTCGCACATTCTTGTCATTGAGCTTTTTCGCCACCTTGTCCGCTGCTTTCTTGTGCTGCTTGCGCTTTTCTGCTGCCCATTTTTCTTTTACACTCTTTTTCTGCACAGCAGAGGCACTCACACCGTATTTTTTCGCAATATTTGCAAGACTTATTTCGCCCGTTACATATTCAGCTTTGATTTTTTTCCAATCAATTCTCTTTTGATCACTCATCTGCACCACTTTCTTTTTTGCTTTTTGCTCAAATTTAACTACATCTACTTAAATTTTAAAGCAATCTGCGACCAAATCAACCCCACCGCCCTGCTATCCTCTTATCACACGCAACCATTCAAATCCGTCGCACACATATTTCATAAATTTATCATTCTAATAGCGTAGCTATTAATTTTCAACTTAAAACCAACAAAATCAAGCATAATTTTAAACATTAATTTAAGCGTGCGAAATAAATCACACGCTTTTCTCATTCTTTGTATCTTTCTTCATTCATTTTTGCAATGCAGCACCCACGCCAGCATTTGCAGTTGCAGAAATTAACTTCATATTCTTGCCGCTGCTTTTTCGTTTCAAATTCAAGTGTGAGCTTAACAACTTCCTCACAAAACCCCTCACATTTTATTCTCATATCCCCACTTTTGCAAAAAAATGGGCAAATCGCTTTCGTACTCTTGTCCACCATTTCGTTCACCCCCCTGCACCAATAAGCCGTCCGCAGACAGCTTGTTTATCAAATATCAAATTTTTCGTACGCAAGAGGCAAAAAAGCAAAGTACCAGCTTGCACCTGTTATATCGTTGTAATTGTAGTTCTCATCGTCCTTGAGCATAAAACAACCGTCAGGAATTTTTATCATTTCACCACGCTCAAGTTTCTTAATCTCCCTGCGCCCTGCCTCTTTTACAGTAACATCAGGCTTTTTAAGACATCTCGCCGTCCTTATCCTCTTTTCCCCTGCTACATCTTTGCTTATGTATTCCGCAAGTTTTTCGTAGTAACCGCTTGTGTATAGTGCAGTAAAGTTTATGCCGTCGTACTCCCAATACTTTTCTACAAATTCAAGAGCCTCACGCTCAACGATAATGTGCATATGCCAGTTCTTGCCCAGTTTTCCACACTCCGTAAACGATATGTACTTAAACTTTTTTCCAATTTTGCGAAAAGCGTCACGCATTTTTCTTTTCCATTTGCTTGCAATCTTTTCAAATTTATCTTCCGTAAGCTCCGCCCTTGGCACGCTCAGCCTTACAAAATAGTCACCGCTTGTAAAATTGCAAAGTATAAGCCTCTGCATATTTTTGATTGCTCGCATTCTGTTAGCTCTTTTTTGCTTTTCGGGTGTAAGACTTTGATTTATTTTTCTGCCCCCGTAATTTTTCCCGATTTTGCGAAAGGATCTGTAATATTCAATTTCAGTGAGCGGACCACTTTTTATAGTTCTTTTGTATGTAAACATTATATTATATATCCTTTCTCAAAGTTCGTCACTTAAATAATTGCTTTAGCAGGAAAGTCAAGCGGCTCAATGGCCGCTTTTTTTCTTTCCATTACATCTCAATTTTCGCTCTGTTTTATCTCACCATATGCGTCCTTATACGTTTTCAGCTGTCCGCTCAGGTATATGTTCTGTTCAATCGCCTTGCACAAGTTCACTTCATTGCTGCTGTATGTATCATTAAGATTCTTAAGATTTCCATACACAAGGTTCAATTTTTCTCTGTACTTTCTGCAAGCCTTTACAGCTTTTTCTTTTTCATCTGCGAGCTTTTGTGCCTCTTCCGACATTTCATCCATCAACTTGTCCCTGTGAGTAATGCAGCTTTTCAAGTTTTCTATCTCTTCCTTTGTTTCTCTTTTACCAATTCTGTGAATTTCATAAGAGATAAAAGAATAAGCCGCAAATAGTGCAATTACAATAACCACGTACATTCTCTAACCCACCTTTCTATAAACGCACTTAATCGCCTTAATCTGATTATCAGTAAGATTAACAATGTCCTCTCTTGAAACGCCTACAAACATCACCGTTCCCTTGTAAACCTCGCCTGTATCCTTGTTCTCAAGATTATCCTTGCCGCTGCCCGAATAAATCATCTTAATTCTGCCTTTAAGCAAGTCCTTGTTTTTGAGTTTCTCACTCCTCAAAAAGTTCTCAATCTCAACCCTGTCAATCATCTCAACCATACCTCTAATCTCGTCCTTGTAGCCGAGCGGCTCTGCGTACTTGAAAACCAGTACCTTTTCCTCTGCCATCGTTTTTATTCCGTCCTTTCTTCCTGTATATTTTCCCCAGCAGTTGCACACCACTCCTCTGCTCCTCGCTGAGCAGCGTGTAAAATGCCTGCAATTCTCACAGCTTTTCATCTTCACTGTCCGCCTTTAGCTTTATGTACTTAAGCAGTACAGCCGAGGCTTCCTCCCAGCCATAGCAAACAAGCGCCAAATTGCCCTGCTCTCTCAGTCTCTTTATCCATTTCCGCTGCTTTTCAGTCGCTTTGTTGTTGCCCACCTTGAGTTCAATGTAAAGTGCGTGATATTTCCCCCTCGATACAGGCAGGCACAAATCAGGCACACCGGCTCTCACTCCTTGACGCTTAAGATTAAAAGCCTCTTTCTGATTTCTCTTGCCACCATTTGGTACATGATACAGCAAGTCAAGCTGCGGATAAGTATTTCTCGCATACGCAACCCAGTTGAATAGCTTAATCTGCTCATACGCTTCATTTGTCATTCAAGCACCTCCAAATCACCAAGATAATCAGCCACAATTCCGTACGCTATCACCATTCCTTCACTTATGTAATAATGTTTGTCCTTCCTGCTTTTGCTGTCATTATATCCGCTCATCTTCTCCTGTTCACTTTCTATGCGTTCGGATATTTCAACTTTTAATTCGTCAAGGGTCATTATTTTTTTCTCCTTTCATCAGTTCCGGATTATCATAGATGTTGCCGATAACTTCAATATCTCTTGAACAATAGTGTCTGCCTAATCCATCATAGATTAAATTATGCACAAATCCAAATTCAGTTTCATCAACATCGTACTGAACGATTCCATAGTCGTCACCATCCGAGCGGTAAAGAAAATCAATGATATCACCCTCAAAGATTTTCGTGCCATTCTTGTCAGTCATTCCCGTGTACTGTCCAACCGTTTTGAAAATAATCGGGTAAGCTGTATTTTCATCATTAGGTTGTATAATGTGATACTGCCCCCATATTATTATCAATAAACCTTCGACCCACGCATCATTATCTACTCTCTTACCTCTGAATAAATATTCTCTCATCTATAATTCTCCTTTTTGATTTAATATCGCATATTTTCTCTGTGCTTGCTTTAATCTTGCTTCTCTGCAATTCTGACAATAAAGGTGTTCTCCGTGTTCAATAAAATCTTTGCCACATCTTTTGCAAAATTGCGGTTTAAATCTTACAAATGATAGACATCCGTCACAGCCGTTTTCTTTTGCTTTACATCCTCTGTACTTGTCCCAGTTTTGGCACATATCTTTTTGAAAATATACATTAAACTTTTTTATTTCGTCTAAATCAGCACTCAAGCACGCTATAAATCTTGACATCAACTCTTTAACTTCTGACTTTTCTTCTGCACTAAGTAAGTTTTTATGTTTTAACTGTTTTGGAGCAGCGTTATCTCCGAAATTACCGTCACCGATAATTGCTCTTACTTTATCAAGTCTTTCTGTTAGATATGTATTGTATACTCTGCCTCTGATTGCTTTAACAGACTTAGATATTTTTTCTGATATAAGTTCATAACTGTATCCGTTCTTAATCATTTCGCCAAGCATCATATATTCGCTTTCGGTCCATTTGATATGATTATCCGCCTTAACCGGTCGCTCTTTGATACCAAGGTCGCATATTCTTCTTTGTATAGCTCCTTCAGTCCTTTGAAGTTTCAGAGACAGTTCTTTGTAACTGTATTTATATTTAAACTGATATGATTTTTTTATATCTTTGCGCCTTTTTTCATCAACCCACTTTGGTTCTTTACCTAAACTGTTCCTCTGAAAGCTGCTGAAATCAAGAAAATTCATATTTTCATATGCCCACTTCCAAAACTCATCTATAAGAATCATATTAAAAGTTTGTTTTCCACGCTTTACTTTGTGTGTTTTCAATCCTCTGTTTTTAAACCAGGATACATTTTTATATGAATCGGAGTTTTTTCCTAAGGCAACAAACAATTGATGTTTTGTAATGTAAATACTATTATCAAAAAAAGCTCCCAGCTTAAGTCTATTAACTTTTTGAATTACAGAACTTTTGCTTCTTTCAAGTTTTGTACAAATTCTTTCAACACTTGAATTGCCCCACATTTCGCACAAACTGTTGACATCATCATCTGTCCATTTTCTTCTCATTTTTCTTAACTCTCTTTTCACTCACAACATCTGATATAATCTTTCCTGCACGCACTAAAGCTGTGTATTCGCCGTAGCTGTAATATGTGTTATGTATTTTGTTATACTTAGCAATCTCAAGACATACCAAATCAAGATGATCAAGTTTTTTCCGTTTCATATCATTTCTCCTTAAATACCAAAAGAGCAGCCGCACCTGCTCCGGCAGTAACATTATGCAAGTCAGTATTATATTTTAGGAAGAATAATCAACGAAAGTTGTACTTTCTGATATATAGTAAAGCCGTGCGGAGCTTACTAACTTAATTAAAAGCCTTCATTCATCAAAAGCTTTTCTACGCACAACGATAAGAATTTGCTTACCGTTATGCCGTCTTGCAGCTTATTGTATCTGCTTATTTCTATACATTTCTTGTCCAGTCTGTCTAAAACTTTTTTCATAGCCTTTCGCCTCAATATTCTATCCCTATGTAATCAAGTACCCTTGCCCAGCCGTACTGCGTTCCGTCCTCGTCTTTACAGCAACGGTACATCCAATATTCCCATTCTTTCAGATTGCGCTCTTTAAGCAAATCAAATCTATGTGGCCTTTTTTCAAGTTGAATACCAAATCCGCACATAGAGCAGCCTGTGCGCTGTGCTTTTGTTGTATACAGAGTACCGTCATCTTTTCGCTCAATCGTTCCGTAAATTTCGGGAACAGGTACTTCCAGCTCAAGCGCAAGCTGTAAAATATCCTGTCTGTTAAAAATAGCAAATGGAGCTGATCGCACCGTTGTCTTGCCAAAATAGTTACACCCATTAATCATAAGCGACTTTGCTCTTCTACCACCTTCAGACGCCATAAGTCCCAAATATGGCACACTGTTATGTTCTTTTGCCCAATCGTCGCAAGGCTTTTCTTTTAAATAGTAGCAGCATTTCGATGAAACTTTAAAATTCGGTATGCTATAATTCACACCCTCATTTTCGTTCTCATAACCGCCAAATTTCTCAAGCCATTTGTTGCTCAGTTTCATTCGTGTGTTTTTCCTATAACCGCCAAACTCTCCCGTTTCACCTGTTATTATTGCGTGCCTTACTGTTTTATTTTTCTCGGTCGGATGTTGCAGAGTTTCAATCTTACCTGCAATCTCTTTTGACAATACAGGAAATCCAAACTCCTGCAATATCTCAGGCTTTTTCCATCTATGCTCCGTTCCGTTCTCGTCAACATATCTTACTGCTGACTTTAAGCGCTCAATTCCTAATTGTTTATGTACTCTCTGAATGCTCACATCTTCAAGTATACTAACGCTTACGCCAGGAGCATTAATTCCTATTGACCTCAAAAACATAAACAAAGTAATACTGTCAAGTCCGCCTACGCTCACATGAACATTTAAATCACGCTTTGCAGCCTCGTTATAAAACTCCCATGCTCTTATATATGCATATCTTTTCTTAAACTCATAATCTTGTTTTTGCTTAACTCTAAAATCAGCAATCTTCTTCTCAGCACCAATTCTGTTAAGTCTTTCCATTATATTCTCTGCCATTGTGAAAACCTCTTTTATTTTTAGTGTGCTGGAGCAGCCGCACCTGCTCTGCAGTAACATTATGCAAGTCAGTATTATATTTTAGGAAGAATAATCAACGAAAGTTGTACTTTCTGATATATAGTAAAGCCGTGCGGAGCTTACTAACTTAATTAAAAGCCTTCATTCATCAAAAGCTTTTCTACGCACAACGATAAGAATTTGCTTACCGTTATGCCGTCTTG